CCTTTTATTTCCAGAAATGGTATGCATTTCTACATCTTCAGTTATAGGGTTATTACTTTTTCCTTCCAATTTTCTTTTCTCATCAATTTTATGTAAAACAAAATTTTTAGCTAATTGTAATTCTCTAAGAAAAGAAGCATCTCCAAATTTTCTACTCAAAGTAACAGGTAATGTTGCATTACTACCATGATTTACAAAATAAGCTACTCTTTTAGCATCTACCTTATAAATTTTTCTCCATTTATTTTCTGGTAGTTGATTTAACCAAGAATGTATTTCTTTTATTTTAAATCGTTTCACCTATTAACTCCTACTTTTTAAAATTTCTGTTCTCATATCGTCCAGTATTTTAATCCATTTATCAATAAATTGTAAAGTTTCAACTTTACTTGGCTCTTCACCACTAACTTTAGTATTTTCAAGAACCCATCTACTTTTTAAATTAGATAAACTACGTAATCTATGTAAAAAGTGTAGGCCATCTTTTTTCCAAGACGTAGCCATTGTATCACAAAAATCAATTAACTTTTCTTAGTTCTGGGTCAATAGCCAACATATATCCTAAAACTGTTGGTTTCTTATGACCACCACCATATCCAGACTTTTTCTTCTTTTTCTTTTGACTCGCCCAATATGGTGTTTTTAGGGGGCCTTCACCCCCATCTATATTACCAGTAACTGATGATTCTTTTATTACATCAATTATCATTTGTCTTAACAACTCTTTAAGTTGTTTAACTTTAATTTTTTGAGATGACATTTTTAACTTCTTTCACTAACTCATAATACCTCATTAAATTAACAACATCGCTATCCTTAACAATTTTATGATTTGTCATCTTCTTAGTTAATCTTGTAGCTTCCTTTAATTTTATAGTAGTAACTTTATCATCAACTTCTTTTAAATTTGATTTTAACGTTTTAGTTAATCTTTTAACTTCATTATTAATAAATTCTCTTAAAGAATTTGTATTTGAAATATTCTCTATATATTTTTTAAGTAAAACTTGTTGTTCTTCATTTAAAGATGAATACTTTGTATTAAACTTGTCTACTAAAATACTATAAGATAATAATCTCATATCTTTATCTTGTTTTTTATATTTTTCAATTATTCTATTTGTTTTTATACTACTATCTATCTTTTTTCTAATAATATGTTCAACTATTGCAAATCTACTTTTAACTTCATCTGCCGGGTCATGTTTTTGACCTTCGGTAGTATATCCAAATACTTTATATACTGACGCTAAGAGTTTATAATTGGGAATACGTGAACTAAAAAATTCACTAATAACATAATTATCTTTTATATCCTTAATAAGATTATATTTTTCTTGTTTTAATTTCTTATTGGATAATTTAGTTCTTGTTTTAATAACAGCATCAATTAACCTTTCGGCTTGATTTTCGTGTGAAAATTTTTCGTGTGCTAACACATTATAAAGTTGTAATTCTTGACCAAGTTCTGTACTTTCTTTAAAATATTTCTTAATCAACATGACAGCCGTAGATTTCTTTGTATCTTTCATAATATCAGCTGTAACTTGTCTTGTTAACAACTCAAACAATATTCCAGTATTTTTAATCTTTAAATGCTTTATAAGTGAACTCATTTGTTACTCCAATTAATTTTTGTACTATGATACAATTATAAATATAGAAGAACTTTATTTATCGTTATCTAAAGTATCTTTTACTTCACGTTTGTACTCTTCTTCTAAAGAATTTGTTTCTTGTAATAATTGTAAATCTTTCTTTCCCATTCCTTTTTTCAACCTATCAAGGTGAGCTAAAGCTAATGACGAACCACCCTTTTTCATATCAACGGCTCCAAGTGGGTCTCTTCCTCTAGCCGAACCATCCTTACCAAATTTAGCTGGTTTTTTTGGTCTGCCTGCACCTTTCCATCCACCTTCTGGTGAACCACCTTCTGGTCCAAGTTCATCTCCAGTTCTATACATACCATCATCAGTTGGCGATTCCAAATCATCTTCACCAAACTCATCCTCTCCAGGGCCACCTTCCGCGGCTGGGTCTGTACCTTCTTGTTCAATAGCTTCATATCTAAATTGTCGTTTTTGGTCATCAATAAGTTGTTGTCTTACAGTTGCTTTTTCTTGGTCTGAAAATCCAAAAATTTTATCATACACAAATTCCGTTGATAATATTTTATTATCTTTCATAGTTCCAGCTAAATCAATTTTACTTGACCACAACTCTACTTTTTCTTGTTCATATATCATAGATGGATTTGTCAACTGTAAACTAAAATTAACAAGGTCTGCATCACAATATCCTTGTGAATATAAATGAACAATACCAATTTTTGTTAACTCACTAACAACAATTCTTTGAATTCTTTCAATAGTACGAGCAAATCTAACATCTTCTGCTGCTAAAGTTGCTTTTGCATTCAACTCTTCTTCATAACCAAGAAACGCTTTAGGTATCTTTAATGCCGCTAATAATTTGTTTCGTAAATAATCAATGTCATCTACTGTTTCATATGATAATCCAGGAGCTTCAGTTATTTCAGTTCCACTATCTCCACCACGAACTGGTAAAAAGAAATCTTCTGTTAAATTTTGTATATTATACTTTAAATTATAATCACCTGTATCTTTATCTATAACTGGTGCTTTCTTCATCTTATTAATAATACGTTGCATATAATTGTCAACTTCGTTTGGTGGTATATTACCAATATCAATCTTAAAAATTCTTTTTTCTGGTGCTCTCATAATTCTATGAATTAACATAGCATCTTCCATAAGTGACAATTGTTTCCAAACTTTACGAGCACCTTCAACCATAGACTTACCATATGGTAAAAAATTACTATCTGATAAAAGTCTAAAATGTGCTATTTCATAATTTTCAAATTCATTTTCAACTTTACCAGCTTTATATGTATGTAAACTTTGTCCACCTTCCAAAATAAATTTCACATAATGTGGATTAGTTTCATCTTCTCCTTCAACTCTGGTAATATCATATGCAGATAATGGTACTACATTTGTAATTCCATATTTTTCATGAATGTCAAGTTGTAAAAAGAAATCACCATACTTACACATATTACGAATCCATGGCCATAAATTAAACTCTATATTAATAATATCATAATATAAATTTTGTAAAATATCATTAATATTATTATCTTCCGAATGTATTTCCAATATTTGACCATATTCAGACCGCATTGATGATTCATCTGCATAGATATCAAGAGCTGATGATATTATTGGGTCTGCATCCATTGTTTCATAATCTTGAAACAAACCAATTCGTTGCGATGATTGAAACATACTATTTTTAGTACCATAACCTATATTTGCCATGTTTGTGTATAATTTAGTAAATCTATCTGTGATATCTGAATTTATAGCTTGTACTCTATTTGTGTCAGCTACTTTTAACCTCTTTCCACCCGCATGCCTTACAATTACATTTGTTGAAAATAGTCTTTTTAATCTACTTCTTAAACTTTTGTCTGCCATTTTATCCTCTTATTATTTTATTAACCAAGTTAAATCTTCTTGTTCTTTACCAACATCCATCTTCCAAGAATCATTTTCATTTTCACCATCTGTATCATATATAGCTTGATGTGATTGAAAGTAATCAAATGAACGTTTTGTTAATTCTATACCTTCTGCTCTTAATCTTAGTGCAGTATCTCTAACCCACAAACCTATTGCTAAACTCATAACAAGGTCATCATTATATCCAGACATAGCTACAGCTTTACCATTCCTATATATAAATACAAACAACTCGTCAATTAATCTCTGCGAATGAATTTTAACTGATTTTTCTCTAAAATATTCATCTAATTTAGCAATAACAAGTGGTCTTGTCTTTTGTGTCATACTAAATCCAGGCACCATATTTCTATCAGTACTTCTATACCTATTTGTAATCTGTCTGGCCGTATCAACATAGGTTAAATCCTTTGATGTATAAAATAAATTTGGATATTCTGAATCTATTATGGTTTGTATAGCAGACCAACCAATATTATTATTTTCAACAATCAATAAAGCTTTATTATATTCTGTAGCTACACTAACACACATATTACCAAAATCTTTAGTTCCAATTTTACCTTTATATTCTGCAACTTGTTCCATTTGTTCAATATCAAATACATGAAACGCAGAAAAATCGGAGCCGTCACCTCTACTAACATCTGCACTAACAACATAATCTTTAGAATAATCTGGATACTCCCAAACCCACATATTTGAATCAAATCCTCTACGTTCTATTGGTTCTTTAATTTGAGTTTCTCTATATTCTTCTATAATCATACCATCTATTACTGTTTGACCAGATGTTATAAAACTACAATCACATTCTTGTGCCGCTAATGAAGGCCCTAATAAAGTATCTTGTTTTTGTCTCCATTCCTCGCCTCGTTCTGGATGTATTGTCCAATGTAACTTTATAAAGTTCCATCCACTCAAACCATCTTCTGCTTCTATCCATGTTTTATGAAACCAATTACCAACACCATTTGGTGTAGACAACGCAATACATTGACCACCCGTAGATAACGTTTGTGATGCGGCTGCCCATATCCTATCAATATTTTCAATAAAAGCCGCTTCATCGAGAACAAGTAATGACAACGCTTCTGAACGACCTGCTTCGTCTGAACTTGCTACAGCTTTAACTTGTGAACCATTTCTATATCTTAATGACAATTTATTATCTTCTACACAACTCTGTTTTAACCACGTTGGTAAATTAGCATGCATTACACGAACTTTAGTTACAAGATTTTTCGCTGTATCTTGTTTTGTAGCTATAACAAGAATATTTTTATCTTCATGAAATGTCATCATCCATAAAGAATATCCCGCCGTTAACGTAGAAAGTCCTAATTGTCTTGCTTTAAGAATTACATTAAGTTTATGACCTTTAAAATCATTCAATGTCTTTTCTTGAAAGTCCCAGAGATGAAATGGTATTTTACCTTTTATTGGGTGCTGTATCATACAATACTTTTTCATAAAGTATACTGGGTCTTTAGCACATTTTACATACTCAGACCTAATTAACTTTTTTAAGTCTTCCGAGTTACTCATTTATGATATTGAACCCGTATATTGTGTTTGTACTTTAGTCAAGTATTTTTTAGCTTGAGAAATTAAATCCGCATCAGCTGTCGCCAATTCTAAATCTGCTATTTCAGTTTGTAATTCTGTTGCTATTGTTGACAAATAAGTTGAATCACGTAAATTCTCCCTCTTATTACCACTAAGAGTTTGTATTTTAGCTTTCAACTCAGCTATTGATGTTACTGCCATTTTTTACTCCTTCATTATCTAATTTTAATAATTCTAAATCAATTCTTTCTAATAAATCAGTATAATTATCCGTTGCTTCAGTTGCAAGTTTTTCTAATTGTTCTTCATCTGTACTCCAAGTTTCCTTTTCTACAGTATGACCATCTGGATTAATCTGATTATAAAAAGTTACATCTCCTTGTTTTTTCCACTCTTCAACACTCTCTAATTGTTCAATTACAAAAGAACGTTGATTCATCAAAACTTTCTTTTTAGCCCATTCTTCATATTTACCCTCAATACGAAGTTTATTTTCAATTTTTACTTGACAATCAAAACAATGACCAAATAATCTCCACATCTTATCATTTACTTTAGCTTTCATTGTCTTCTTACACTCAGGACAAAACCAAGGCATTCTAACTTCCTTCATGATATCTGTCAAATGCCCCTGTATTGTTTTTCCTGTGAGCTTTTTCTTCTTACCCTCATATCCAACTATAATCCTTTTTTCAGGAGTCTCACCTCTTAGAATAGATTCCATCGCTTTATATTCACGAACTCGTTCTTTTCCACTTTTTCCAAAATCACTCATAATTATCCTATATGTATTTTAATAAACCTAAAATTTGATTGATTGGTGCAAAAGTACCAGTATACTTA